TCCCAACTTTATAGGTAAGTTATTTTTATGGACATGCAAATAGTCATTTTCTCCGCAGTGAATGTACTTACTAGTAATGGCATGTTCAGCTCATAGTCAGCTCGGGTGGTGCTGAGAGGTTAAATGCCTTCAAAACTACCCACAACTTTTTTTGGAATTTCTTTCCAAAATCTTACACATATATACACATAACTATGTAGGGAATTTTAAATTCTTTGCACTATATAACTATAACAGTATATCGAAAGGATAGAAATATGATTACTGAAAAAGAAATAGTGTTTAAACTTGAAGAGTGGCTACAGTCTGATGATGCTAAACGCATTGAGCATATGCAGACTAAAGTCAGGATCATGAAGAGACACGACCCCACCAATACTTCAATCAGGACAATGTCCTTGGTTAATGCTATTGGCAGAATAGTTCTGATGGACTATGTCTTCGTTGATACAACAAAAGACGGAGAGTATGTCAAAGATAAGAACTCAATCAGTAAGGTTAAGAGCCTTATGAAAATGCTCAACTAAAAAAACCTGATCGGTCCTGTTGAAAAAAAATCAATGGGACCGATAAAATAGTTGGTTGAAAAAAAAATAAAAATACACATACATACAGTAAGAGATAAAAAAAAACTTGAATTTTTTTACGATGTCTCGATATAGTAAGTAAGAGAAATAAAGAAAGACCTAACACTAAACGATTTGCAAGTTGTTTAGCGACCTTCTGACTGAACAATGTCTTTAAGTCAGAGGCATAAGGTGTAAGGCTTAGGAAGTATGACCAAATGGTTGAGGTCCTAGGAGATAGGCACAAGTAGATGGAGAAACAGTTCATCTGACCTACCGAAAGTTGTGGGTGAAAAAACTAACCCCACGAAGGTCCTAGGTCTTTCTTCGTTTCAATAAAGGAGGTTCTATAATGATAATTATAGTGCTTGACCCATGGTAGCCCTCAGGGGCTACTTTTTCATTAAAACAAAAAGGAGCAAACAATGACTAGAGAAGACGTACATGAAGTCGTATGGAATTATCTTTTTGATAAAGCATACGATGAAGACAAACTATTCGAAGAGATAGAGTATTTACTAAAATCTTTTGATATGTGGTGTGGCTATAGTGGTGCAGAATTAAATCACTATTGGAATGAAGACAGAAAGAGATATGAGTTCGGAGACGAATTCATTCCTTTTGTTATTGATCACATTACACTTCATGACAAGACTTACGATGTAGATGGTCTTAAAATAACACCAACACTTAAAAAACAATTACTTGTTTTTAAAAGTAAGTTGGAGGAGAAAGATCCACTATCTTTTCTCTGCATGAGAGAGTTAAAGGCGTAAATATAATGTTAGAAATTATTATATATACTGTTATAGTGGTGCTAATTAGTTGGTTGGCGTTCTTGCCAACCACATGGGACAGAGATGATAAAAAGAAAGAGAGGAAAAACGATGGCAACTGATGTTCAGGCTAAGAGGAGATTAGTTCAGGGTAAAAAAGTAAATTACAGGACCAATAACCCTCAACTAAGATTAGATGTGATTAGAGAGTCTAGTGGATATTTACTGCTAGACTTTACTCACACTAAGTACAGTGGTAAGGCAACTATTAAAGTAAAAATAGATGGCCTTGATAGAAAGTTTTATCGTCATGAATTAGACGATAGAAAAAAGGAGGTAATCAATGACTCATACTTCAAGTAAGTGGACTATACACAGAGGCTATTTGGGAGATACAAAGGGTTTACCAATAGCTGATACTTTAATCTTTGTTAAACACAAAGAGAGAAGTTACGAAGCGATAGCAATCTTTACAGGGGAGCATCGCAACGTCTACAAAAAAGACAAAGACAGTCTTTTTAATTATTTATCTGATCCATTAGAGTGGGAGATAGATAAGATAAAAATGTTTATGTATAATAACACAGGCTTTATGCATAGAATACTTAACAAGAACAATAGAACTTTAGAAGTTAAAAGCTATCTAGAGTCAGAAATAAGAAAGGATGAAGAGGCTAATGGATCAATACGGTTGGAAGGATGCCATGCATAATATAGTTCAGGCTATTAATGAAGGCATAAAGATTGAGACTGCTAAATTACAACCTGACGAAAAAATCAAAGTTGAGGTTGTAGATAACAAAGATCATGCAGTTGTTAACGTGACTAGAGTAAAAAAGGAGAAAGACAATGACTAGACCAACAGAAGAGGACTATGGGTTTAACAACACCATAAATCTGACATACATTGAGGGGCCATATGATATTCATGTGGTTCAGACCAATAAGGAAGAGGTCAACGTTTATGATCACGGTACTTATTTATATTCTACTAGAATACCAAGGGTAGATG